ACGTAAGTAGGTTAATTCGAACGGTCATATCCAATTATGAGTTATTCTCGTCATAGAACTAATGCCGACTCATTTAAGTATGAGGGGCACTTTGAAATGAGACGACGCATTGACAATCATGTCATGTCTCGTCTCGATCATAGTGGCGCCATTCAGCTCTTCGAGTCCATATCGGATGATAAACATCCGGGCTGGAATGCGAAGGTCAAAAATGGCGACGTTGGTGGGCCCATGCAACTCATCCGTGAAAGGATGGTTACTAAGCCCGGCGCTGCATTCACCACTCTATTGAATGGGACTCCCACTACGGGAGTTGTGCAAGATTACTGGGGGACTTTGTTCCCTTGTGATCCTGCAATGATGCAGTACCCTAATAGTCCGGCCTCAGATGAGGCCTTTCTAAATATGACGGGTGCGAGCGCAATCGAACAGACTGCGCCCGGTAACTCAACGTTTGACGCGTGGGAATCCCTCGGAGAATTGTATAAGGATGGTCTACCTAGACCAATCGCTAATACAACCGAGGACCGGATCTCTGTTGCAAAACAGGCCGGTTCCAACTATCTCAATATTGAGTTTGGTTGGAAGCCACTCGTAGATGACGTACTGAAGTTTGCTGACACAATAAACCGTGCAGCAAGCGTCCTCCAGCAGCTCGAGAGAGATGCTGGTAGAGTCGTACGTCGCAAACGTGTAATTCTCGAACAGAGGGACGAATCCCAGTTTGAAACACTGGGGTACGGTCCTCCGTCTGTCGGCGGGATTAGTTATAATCCTGCCGGCTTCGGGACTTACGAGCTAGAGATCGTTACTTGGAGAAAGATTTGGTTCTCAGCGGCCTTTACATATTACATACCGGGGAATGTGAATTCCTCGAATGCAATTATTAAAGGCGCAGCTAAGGCCAATGCTCTCTTCGGTATCGAGCTTACTCCAAAGAAACTTTGGAATCTAGCTCCTTGGACATGGATGGCGGACTGGTTCTCTAACATTGGTGATGTAATCAGCAATGTTGAGAGATTCGCGTCCGGCAATTTGGTTATGCACTACGGTTACCTAATGGAACATGCGATCACTGATCACATCTACACATGGGTACCTGGTGGGTTTGGCTCCAGCAATGGAGTTATGCCCGGCCCTGTTATTCTCCGAACGGAGTCTAAACAGCGTGTGCAAGCCAATCCGTTTGGTTTCGGCATCAACTGGGACGCACTTAGTGCGTGGCAGCTGTCGATTCTAGCTTCTCTCGGGATAACCCGAAAGAAGTAGTATTCAACACAACACCCCTGAGATACAATTCCTCAGGTTAAGGAGTGATGCCCTATGGCATTTACAGATCCAGTCACGTTGGACGTTGGCGGCGACCCTGTCGTCTGCACTCGAGTGAGTGTAGGCGACTTTAAGTCGACGTACAAGGACCCAACCGACATGACGACGTACTCTGCGTCGACGACTTATGGTCGTCGTACGCGGAGCACGATTCGTCTGGATTTCAAGACACTAGTCGCAAATCCAGAGTTGCCCACCACGAATAATCCGATTTCTATGTCGGCTTATCTCGTGATTGACCGCAATGCGGTCGGGTTTTCTCAGGATATGCTCAAAGCGCTAACGATTGCTCTTCTCGAGTCAATCGATGCGAATGGCTATGAAAAGCTCACTCAGGTCCTCACGGGCCAGTCGTAAGCTTTCATAGGTCTGATGTCTTGATGCATAGTTGAACCATGAATTAAGTGGCTCTTCTCTGCACTCAATGTGTTATTGGGCACGGATTGTAAATACCCCACATTTAAGTGAGGAATACATGAAAAGCCTGATATCGCTCTGGATATCACTAGCAAGCGAGCTTGCTAGTCAGTGTCATACAAGCACCAACCGAGACAGCAAAACTGTCTTGGCACGTGTTGAGCACGAGGGGTTGTCGTTCATGACGATAACCCTACCTGCCTTTGGTAAAGACTTCCAAAAAAGTCTGGACCAAGGAAAGGTGACTCACGACCTCTTCCAAGGTTTTTCCTGGAAGGGCGGTCTCCCCGTATTTCTACGAGGTTTCCTTGAGTCTGTGTTCAACCCGATTGATGGTACCATTCTCATGGATCCATCTATCGACGCCATCTATGCTATGCAGCAGCTAACGCAGCTGTACAGCAAAATTGGCCTAACTTGCTCTGATAGGCGAGTTAGGAAGTCGATTGATGGGTACATGGTAATTGAGGGGGAGCTAAAGCGTAGAGACGCTGATACAATCGAACTCTCAGAGTTCAAACGTATCAAGACGCTACTATTTAGCCGAGTTCTCACTGACGTAGACCGTTTGGTCTATGAAGGTGAGACGATTCCTAAGCATGGCCCTGGTAACACAGCCGAAAGGCTGAGTTCCAATCAGAAATATGCCCACTTCGTGTGGACAGATAGGTTGGAAGTTTATTTTCCCGCAAGGGAGAATATCGTTCCTAACTATTCTTTTTCTGATGTAAAGGTCACGCACCTCACCCCGGAACAGGAACGCCCAGTTAGGGTTATTACTGTTCCTAAAACGATGAAAACAC